TGTTTAACATCCCACGTTGTTCTTCCAAGAGTGTTTCATACTTATTGTAATTTACAACCTTGTCATGTATAAAGTCAATGAGTTCCGTCTTGTAAATGATGAAATTTTCTAACGAACTTGTCCATACCGAAGGATACTTAAATACACTTAAATACATTTCAGAATAACTGCATCTGTCAGGAACAATGGGTATAGCACCTGCCAAGCATCCTTCCATCATACTAATACCGAGATTCTCATGAAGGGCGCAACTAAATACTGCTTTTGCTGACCCAAGTACATTGTAATATTCATCTTTACTTAAATTTTCTTTTTGTGTTATACGAACATTTAATTGTTCAGCAATTTCAGGTTGTTTGTCTGCATTATACCTGTGGGGCCATACGACCGTATCTGTTTTAGGTACTGCTATATATTTTGATAATGGAGTAATTATGCGTGAATGGGGTTGACCGCTTCGTACTGCTTTGTTCCTATTCGTTATGTGTAAGTTATCTAAGAACATTTTCTTGTGAAAGTCTGTGGCAAAGTAATTGTAATCACAGGCGTAGTACCACCCACGTTCAGTATGCTTTGCCCACTCTCCTGACATTTTCATCCCCAAAATATCTGAGGGGTCATAATTTCCTGCATGCCAAACACCATGAATCTCTACAGGAACTTCCAGTAAATCACTCATGTACCGAATAGCCGTGATGGCAAAGTTCCATGCATCAGTGACAAGAAACTTATCATTTGCTTTAATTACACCAGTAGAAAATAAGTTCGCAATGTTTTCTACTTGTGATGCTTTATAGGCATTCGTAAATGCGAAATTTAAAAATGCACCAGATGTTGTATCGTTCGTGGCGCTAACACCCTCAATTGTTTTACATGTGATACCCCGCGCTGTGAGGTCTACGGGAATATTCTCATACCATTGTTTTGTATAGCGTTGGTCAATCGGTTCAATTGGAACTATCCAAACTGTTTTCATACACTCCCCCATAACACAGCTTCCGGCTGTAATGGCTTACTATATTCTAATACAGCACCATTTTCACCATCTTCATATACGCGAGTTGTGATGTCTCTGTTAGGATATCGTGTCTGAAGTAAAAGAATTAATTCTTCTGCCAACATTTCACATGATTTAAAATCAAGATTCATTCGTGTCTCATAAAATTTCTCTAACTCACGCTTAAACAGGATGAATTCAACTTCACGGTCATTATGAAACACTTCAAGTTTTACATGAAAGTGAAACATATGACGATGAGGATATCCTAGAAACTCAACCTCTTTCAACTTGGGGTCAGTTAATGCGGCGGGATATTTATGAACACCTTCTTTCTGAAATGAAACTTCAATGTGTCGTTGTAGCATTATCAATCCTCCCGAATAATAACATCATTTTTATATTCATCCCACGTGGTCATAACATCATCAGTTAACAGCGATTGCAATGGGTGAGTCCATACTCCCTCATTTGAGGCTCGGAAATCGAAATCATCTATCTTAATATAAGCGTTCCCCCAACGTTTTACATTCGGAATAGCAACACAAATTTGAGGGATAAACTTCTCATGTGATATTAAATTCAGTAAGTAGCATTCCTGAATGAAACGAGACTTCACATCCAACGTAACCAGATAGGAATTTCTCAGAAAATACTCAAGCATGTCACGCCATTCAGTAAGATTTTTTCCATCAAAACTCCAACTTGCACCAAAGAAAATATGTGAACACTCATACGTTTTTGCATGTTGTTCAATAATTTTTACATCTTGGAGTCCAACGACAAACAATGTTTTTAATCCATGGGCGCGTGTATGTTCAATTTCCGTCCCAATGTAAAATGTAATGTTTTCATTTATACCATCTGAATAATCACGCTTCATGCAAACTCCGGAAGTGTAGATGGAGCGCCATCACGAACTGGTGCGCTAGGGAGACATGCTCCTGGGCCATGTGTCCATCGTGTGAAATCATCAACTGTTTTTATACTGCGAAGAGCATTTAACGCAGTTGCTTGGTTTTCTCCCATCCAATTATAAATCTCGTTGTAATCTTGAACGACACTATCCACGTGACGAATGAAGTTCATCACAGTAGAGACAAAGAATGAATTAAATGCTATGATAGGAGGATTGATTGACCCATATTTTGTTTCATATTTGCGAACACTTAAATTCATATCCTCACAAAACTGTTCATCATCAATTTTATAATCAGGAAGATTAAACTTAATATCTTCGTTAATTTTCACATAATCAATCCCAAAATGTCTGCCAGGATTAATCCATTCGCCATGTCTATCATAATATCTTCCCATCTGAACGCCACTTGTATGTGTCGTACTATCATAACTGATGGTAATATCCTTATACACACCACTACTTACAAATGATAAGTACGGGATGAGTCTGCGTAATGAGCCAACGCCGAGTAAGTGTAAATGATTGACTTTTCCAAACAAGGGAAGTTGTGTGTAGTAGAAGGCACGCTTACAATCTTGAAGTGTATCATGTCCAATGCCGCCGCCAGACAAAGCAACCCCACCAATAAATTCATGAAGCTCTTGGGGAATTTCTTCCAGTCCCAACTCAACCCACTTTACAAATGTATCACAATCAGCTCCCTGTACGATAAACACTGGCTTGGCACCTGAGCCATGTTTAATAAACGTTTCAATTTGTTCTTTAATGTTTTTCCCTGATTGGCGGGCACAATGCTCAAATATAGTTCTATCAAAATATCTATTTTCAGTATCTAATACTCTAGACCGACCATCAGTGCTTGTTACAGTAATAGGCATTTCATCAAATGATAATGCCATGTGTGAATATTTTGCTTGACTCTCATATACTTCTTGACGTAATTGCTGCAATGGCTGCTTTATTTTTTTACCCAATGTAACCATTTGCAATCCCCCAGAATCAGCATAGACCTGCTTGATGCCTTTTCCACTGAACGAATTCTTAAATGGTTCTCCCAGATGTTTTTCCGTGTACGCATTATACAGAAAGGAAAACTCATGGTTGTGTTTACCTCGGAGATTACTAAGAATGCCATTCAATTTATCACAAATATCACCACTCCAAGTATCAGAATAGTTAACTCGCAAAAAAGATAGCCCAGATGCAACATATTCAAATTTAACCACATTAACTCCTGAGTATTTTTATAAGATGATTTGCCTGATGAATGGCATCATCTAATGCATTATGATGGGAACCTTCTCGCTCATCTTCGGTGATATGAACCATATCCTTTATTGTGCGATAGCATCTATCATCCCATGGAGTCCAAGGACGTTTCATTCCAACTGCTTTGTATGCGTTCTCTATAATAACATTATCAAACCCGGCACCATTGCCCCACGTGAGCAATGACTTTCCTTTGTACCATTGGGAAAATTTCACAAGAGCTTCAATCAAGGGAACATTATTTTCGCGTAATGCAGCCAATACTTTAATATCTTGCCTACTCCACCATTCAACTGTGCTCGCAGAAATGTTCAACCCATGCTTTTTACAGTCTGATGCGTCAACAGTGCAATAGAATGTGTCTACAATGCCTAGGTCAGCAGTAAACTTCACAGCACCAATTGAACAAATTGCTGCGTTCGATTCAGTACTCATTGTCTCCAAATCCAACATCACTTGGTGCTGTGCCATATTATCGTTTCATAAGGTGCATAAACTCAGCACGCAGAGATGCACTTGTTTTAAAATCTCCTCCCAACTTTGAGGTGACTGTTGTGGAATGGGGGTCTTGAACGCCCCGCGCCTTCACACAGAAATGTTCTGCATCAATGACAACTGCAACATTTTCAGTTTCAAGAATGAACGAGAGTGCATGATAAATTTGTTCTGCTAATCGTTCTTGTACCTGCGGGCGGCGTGAGAAATATTCCACAACACGATTCAACTTTGAAAGACCTAGCACTTTGTTTTTGGGAATATATGCGACATGCGCCACGCCACTAATTGTAACGAAGTGATGCTCACAGCATGATGTCACTGAGATGTCACGCTCCAATACCATTTCATCATACCCCATTTTGTTTTCAATGGCAGTACATTTCGGAAACATGGCAGGATCCAATCCCCAGAACAATTCATTCACAAACATTTTAGCAACACGCGCAGGACTATCCATGAGACTATCATCAGTCAAATCCATGCCAAGTGTTGTCATGATCTCAGTGAAGTGCTTTTCAATCTTCTTCACCTTCTTGTCTGCAAACTCACCTGTATCAATGAAAGGCGTTTCAACACCCAATTCTAAAAGATGTTTATGCACCTTTGCCCCAAGTTCTGGGTCACACTTTCCCATTGCGGTACGAATTGCTGCTGCGTTATATCGTTGCTGTGATTTCATTTCATCTCCCAATAATGTTTCCAAAGACATAACAATGATTTCGTGTGGCAACTTTATAGCCACGGTTCATTGCTTCAATACATAAATCACCAATACCTGCATCTTCTTGCACATCCTTCGTGGCACCAACAGGCATCACCCATACAGCAGGCATGTTGTACTTACATAGAAATCTAATCGCATTCACATGATTGTCAAGTTCATTCCAGTTTTCTGTTGTACCATTACACACAAATTTTAAAATGGATGTGCTATTGGTTAACGTATACTCATGAATGTTTTCTGCGTTCACTACATGGTTTTCACCAGATACCGTGAATAATTTCGGACTCATTGCCCAATGCCAACGTGTTTTTCCTGTTGAAAGGAATGGGAATTCTGAGCTAATGAAATTTCGTAGTTCATCAGAAATGGTTTGTGTGGCATTGGTTTCCACCGTGACAATTGCAGGCGCATTATTTCTTCGATGCAATTCACGAAGAATTTCCATCATCGCCTTTTGCTGCATCATGGGTTCACCCCCTGTGAAGCACAACATGATGGGTTGTTCGGTTTTCGGATGAACGAATAATCCTTCTGGATTATGTTCACTTTTATTAGCGGCAATCAACCGATCAGCAATTTCTGCAGGGTTGGAGTCATGTGCCAGATGTTTGAAACGCTGTGACCAAGAATATGATGAGTCACACCCAAACTTCCATACAGGAAGATCATTGACACTTTTTACTGAATCCACATCAAACGTTTGAAATGGCAATTCATATGTGGATGGATCAGTTGGATTTTTTTGTCCGAAACCGTTACAATTTAAATTGCAACCAAAGAATCGGAGCCAGACAGAAGGTGTGCCTGCCAATTCAGCTTCACCTTGGAATGAATAGAAAATTTCAGAATAACGAATACGCATTAATCACCTCACATTAATCATTTATATAAGTATACACTACCTATTGGTAAATGTCAAGTACTATTCAAAATCTAAAACACCAACATCAATATCAACCACGAGTGGTATATCTATATGGTCAGCTTCATTGATACCCATATCATGATCTAATTTCTGGAGATATTTTGGTTTCCGGGTGGGAAGTTTCTTATCCTGCTTATTATCATTTAATTCTTTATGAGCAGTTTCAGCCTGTGACTTTAAATATTTCACAAAGCTGTTATCATAACTTCCCTCATCATGAGCTTGACGGATAATGGAATCAATGTCTAGTGATTCAATATATTTGTATTTGGTTTGCAGATGCCGCTTCTCTTTTTGAATACGGCGAATAAATGCATAATAGGTAATTTGTGTAAAGTATGCAAATGGATTTGATGACTTATTGGGGTCAAAATTATCCATGTAAATTAAACAATTTTCTATCGCATCGAGAATCATATCTTCTCGGAAACTGTAATTGATGAAATTACTTTTATATGCCAAATGATTGGCAATTTTAATAAAGCAATCACCGATGTAATCGGTAACTTGGGGGCGCTCCGCCGCGGTTAATTTTGCTTCTTCTACTAATACTTTGTAATTAATAAGGGCTTGAAAAAATGCCTTATTATCAATGTAGTGTTTACTTTCGTTCTTCGCTTTCATTATTGTCATCCTCATAAACAGGGTCATAATCAACATCAACTATATTCAATTCACCGTTTGACATTTCTCGGAATAAGTCATCAACAGCTTCGGACCGTAATATTGCATCTCTCGTATGTGATGCTTGAGTAAGATAATCAACATACTGGCGTTTGACTTCACTTTTTATATTCCCTATTGTCATAACAACATCAACACTTACTGTAAATTCTTCACTGTCACTCAACCCAATCCATGGGCGCATAAGAAACGATTCTCCAACGATATGGCGCCCCTTGCGTGTTTCCTTGTGGGGGATAACTTGAACGGGTTCATTAATTAAAAGATATGATGTGGATGATATTGATTTAACATCGGCATCCATCGTACAGAGAATTGTTTCACCAGTTTTTAATTTAACAATTTTGTAATACCCTTCATCTGCTTTAGACATTTATTGGGACCGTAATGAGTTTATAATTAAATCCTTCCTCATTGTATATCTTCACTCTCTCAATTAAATGTAACAATGTAAAGTTTTTATGAGACTTCCACGAAAGATTATCACCAATATCATACAACTTACAAACTGCTTTTTGTTCTCCGAGCCGTAACCCGCGACCAATACTTTGTAGATTCCTGATGCGTGATTTTGTAGGTGATGCAAATACTACGTTATGGAGGTTTCTAATATTTATACCTGTAGAGAAGGTGCCGTAGGACGCAACAATGATGGCATCTTCTTGAGTCTCAGTAATCGCACGGATATTTTCTCTATCCTGAGCTTCCACACCGCCATGCACAAAAAACACCTTTCTTCCCGCCGCGGCTTTTTCCTGTAATAATTCATACAACACCTTTCCATGTTTCTCAACATATTGAAATAACAACAACGTATTTCCTTTTTGGTCAAGCACGAGATTCTTGATGAAGGTGTTTCGTTTGGGGTGTGTGACTATCCAATCAAGTTCTTGTTGATATGTGAACTTCTTCGTAAGGTCTTTTTCTTCATTACTATAATCTAACTGAATACAGCGAATCTTTAAGTTTGCCAATTGCTGGGCATCCATCAACTTCTTTGTTGTTGTGACTGCATGCACAGATCCAAACAATCCTTCAAGCACCAACTTATGGGTCTTTGTGCCATCAAGTGTTCCTGTTGTGCCAATTTTAAACGGAGCCTTTGTACACTTATGAAGAATGGATGTCAAAGATTTCGCCTTGAATAAATGACACTCATCACCATAGATGACATCGAAGTTTTCAAAAAAGCTTTTGGGCATTTTGTAAATGCTTTGCCACGTGGATATTGTTATGGGATAATCGGTGATTTTTTCTTTCCCTGCATAGACGCGAGTGCAATACTCTGAGACTTTCCAATCTGAATTTGTTGCATAGTCAGCAAAGTCGCCATACAACTGTTCCACTAATGATGTAGTGGGGACAATGATGAGTTGGCGGCGTGCATATTGTAAATGCCATCGAATCATCGTGTAAATGATTAAACTCTTACCACTCGCAGTAGGAGAAAGTAAAAGTGCTCTATTATTGCGAATAGTCTCACGAACTGCATCCACTTGATAATCACGGATTTCAATTGGCTTACCATTCGAATGATAGTTCAATGTTTCAATAAAACTGTCAATCTGTGATATATCAATGGGATTTGCTGGAATATTGTTAATGAACGGGTATTCGTTTATACGGCAGAATTCTTGTACATATTTCAGTAACCCAACATATAACTCTTTGGTGAACACACTGAGGAGACGGATTTTCCCATCCCAGAGCTTTGCCCTGTACTGTGGGGTAAATTGTGCTCCAGGAACAGCAAATGTGAAGAAATCATTCATTTCCAATAAAATAGATGGGTCTGCATCAATCCGAAGATACACCTCATCTTTTTTAGTAACTGTTACTGTCACATTCCTCCGTTGGTAAACTTCGCCCAATCAATACTGGATTTGATATCCCAGGTTCTACTATTGATACTTTTGATGATTTGTTCCAGCTGATATATCACAGTTTTTAAATATTCAATTTTGTCTACCATGATAATCATATCTTCATCGGTCTGTATGACATCATCCATTTCATTTTTGAGCGGGCGATTATTAAGATATTGTTCCCACCCTTGCTCTGTTAATTCTTCGCGGGTCATCTCACCACGATAATATCTATTCTTCAACTTACGTAAACGAAGATAATCGGTGTCAGCCTTCCGAAACTGAAGGCGAACCGTGGTAAGTAATTTTAGGTATTTGGCATGTAATTCAGGAACGCGAGCAGCAGCTCTTCCTAAATTTGTTTGGTCAATCTTACAATCTTCAATCCACATATCTTGCAAATCATTCAGTTTCATAATCACCTCTATAACGGTTACATTATATAAGATACACTATTCGGAATGGTTTGTCAAGTGTTATAATAAACTTTCCACTGTGAATGACGTGTACTTGAATACCGCAGACGCGGTAAAGTATTGTGTTTGCCCATTTGAAATATCAAAATCCACACCTGATAAAGATATTGGAAAACAATCTTTAAAATTCATTTGAGCCACAGCAATGTTATTTGAACTCATGATCATTAATGAAGCATCACTGTAATCAGTGAGGTCGGATTTTCTTGTTGTAACCTCTCCACTGGGGTTAATGGTGGAATCACGGTATGCTTGTTCCGAGGTTCTTTGTTGGAATTGATAGGAATTCTCTGGAGACCCTAACCCACTGAGCCAATTATATAGCTCACTGTAATTTTGCATATCTTCTTGAATTAAAAATTGGATGTTTAATTCACCAAATTGAAGTTTCTCACCAGGACGGGGAATATCAACCAAGGAGGTGTATTGTGTGACAAACCCTAAATTTATTGTAGGGATGTTTGCTGCTTGGCAAAAATATGTAACTTGGGGCAGTCCCTGAATAAGGAAACGGAACCCACTTGGGCGCAAATAATTCATTTGCTCCGGTTGACGATTCACCCATTGTATTTCAGGTATATCTGTTTTTGCGGTTGTAATAGACATAATGATTGGTAAAAGATGTTACACAAACCTACTTGACCAGCACTTGACAACGTGGTATAATTACTATGTTGGGTTACAGTGAATAATAACTAAAACTAATTGAATACTGCTTAAAGTATTTATACACTGTGCAAGACCGAATAGAATACACCTGCTGCTAATGCTAGCGGAACGGAAAAGGAAAGAGAGAGCCCCGTGAAGGACTCTCCCTTTTCTTTTTTTATTTTCACCCTACCATCTTAGAGAAGGTTTGTGACCTTCATTCTACGGAAGTAATGGTTTGTGTTAGCTGTGAATGTGCTGCCGTCTGCCGTACCGTTGCTTGTACCATCTGTTGTTACGAATGGGTTTGAGACCATGCCATAACGTGTCTTGAAGCCAATCTTCGGCTGGAACGTTGTTGGGTCAATGGCGCGAACCATCTGCAACGGAACATATGGGCAGTAGAAGATACCTGCGTCGTATGCACTTGAACCCTTGTATCCAACGACTAAGAACTGTGATGCTGAGTTCGTGTTTGCTGAATATGGGTCGATGAACACCTTGTACCGACCATTCAACATGCCGGCATATGTGTTACCAGTGTCATCTGATGAAAGACCATCATTGCCTGAAAGAGCTGGTGTGTAATCAAGCTTGCCGGCCATTGCCAATGCTGCGGCAACGTCTGATGAACAAACGATGAAGTTACCACGGCCACGGCGTGTTTGCTGAGCGATAACGTTTGCATCGCGCTCGATTTGGAACATCAAGCCCTTGAAACGTTCCACTGACCAACGACCGTTTGAGTCAACGTCAAGGTCGAATGTGCCTGCTGTTGCTGTTGAAGCAGCACCAGCCTTTGCCGTCTTGTAGATGGTACGAATGACTTCACGATTGATTTCAGCAAGAATTTCTTGTGAAAGAATGTTGGCCAACTCGCCTTCGGCATCAAGACCATGAATTGCCTTCAAGTCTTGTGCTAATTCAACTGTGTACTCAGCCTTCAATGCGCGTGACTTGGCTGTGACAGTGGTCTTCTCAATTGAGAATGCCATTTGTGCTGGGTCAAGTGCTTCAGCAGTAGCGGTTGCCATGCCAACACCTGTTGTGTATCCAGAAGCGGCTACCGGGTCAGAACCGGCATGTGTGCCTGTGCCTGAGAAATCCGTGTCAGCTTCGTTGAATAACGCTTCTGTGCCTGAACCACCGAATCCACCCTGTGATGTGTACGATGACTTCATGGCGAAGATTAAGCCTGTTGGGCCTGTCATTGGCTGAACGCCGCAGACATCATATGCCATCAAGTTTGGAAGTGAACGACGAACCAAAGAAATCAGTATGGGGTCATATGTTCCGATTGATGCGCCTGTTGCGTTGGCAGCTGTTTCATTCAACATGTTATCTTCGCGCATCGCCTTTTCTTGGTTTTCAAGAACAACGGCGGTTACTGAACGCTTGTAGGCATCCTTGATCGGTGTCATTTCTGCATGGTCAAGAATTGGTGCCCACTTCTTTTCTAAATTTTCTGATAGGTACATTTCTAGTCTCCTGTTGGTTTTTTACGTGTTAAACGTTATTATTATTTATACAACCACTACTTTCCAAAACTTGTTCGGCCAATCATTTCGGCATATTTTAACATAGTTTCCGACACTTCTTCAGTAATAACAGCATCACTTTCAACAACAACCGATGTTGGTGATGACTTGGGAAAATAGTTGGTTTTGATAACGTTTAACTTTTTTTCAAAAATAGTTTCGTTTTCGAACTCAACATCTTCTACTAATCCGTGTAGCTTCTCAGCTTCCGTTTGAGCTAAATCTGCTGTAACTTTTACGAACACTGCTTCACGCTTTGATTCTTCTAACTCTTTCTTTAATTCATTTGCTTCTTCCATCACTTCATTTACCTTCTCTATCAATGCTTCGTTCTGTGCTTGCATTTCACCTAGTACGTTATACTTTTCTTCTGGGATTTCAATATAACTTTCCTCGAACAACGTCTTGAGGCCAGAGATGAAATCTTCTGTGATTTCCGCACGAAGTCCTGTTTCAATTGCAACTTCGTTATCTGCTAACCATTGTTCAGCTACATGAGTTAAATATCCGTCCACGTTGTTGATTAATTCTTCGTGTAATTCAACTAAAGCATCTGCTGCTTCTTCTGTTAATGCTTCTTCAATTTCTTGCATTTCAAATGCAACACGAGCTGTGACCACAGCCTCGAACAATGAAGCGGCATTTGCCTTGAAATCTTCCGACAAATCTAATTCGGTTGAAAACAATGTTTGAACATCTGTAGCCAACGATTCCTTGATTTTCTTCATTAACATATCTTTCTTAGCTGACATCTTCTTCTTACCATCTTCTTCTTCTTCTTCTTCATCATCTTCCATCTTATCTTTTGCTTCTACTAGCTCGTAGTTTGCTTTTTCTTCATCAGATAAAGCATTGAATTCTTCTTCTGTAATTTCCACTTCGAATTCTTCCTCTTCTACTTCTTCCTCCTCTACTTCTTCCTCTGCTTCTACTTCTACTTCTTCTTTAGCCATGATGTTACCAACGCGGCTAACAGCAGAAACTAAATCCATGTAATCTGTGAAATTTGTCGCCTTGCCAACACCCTTGCCTTTGGGCAATGTTGTGTCTTTCTTCATTTTAGCTGACTGTGTTTTGCCTTGTGTGTCTTGGTCATCTTTTGAATCAATCGTTGCATCTTCTGATGACCCTTGCTTCATTGGCATATCTTCTTTGGGGCCAACACCAGCTGCCAAAGGTTGTGATGCTGTAACCTTTGCGCCTGCACCTGAACCAAGTTCAAGTACTTCTGGCTTTGTTGTTGAGGATGACCCCTGTGCCATCGGTGAGGCTTCCTTGTTGTTGCCCATTCCTGGGTATGCTTCTGACACTTCAGTAGCTTCAACAATGGACTCAACCATTGATTCTGCTTTCTTGTTTAACAAGTGTCTAATTCCATTTTCTACGGACATGTATTTATCTCCTAATATAGTGGTACAGATTATATCTACTATTTATACAACTTATTACTTTGAAATGCTTGAAAGGAAGTTTTCAAACACTCTCAGCTTGACTTCTTCTA